ACTTTAACTCCAAAGGTAAAGTTGTAATGTATCTTTGTAAAAAATATTATATTAATTAGATAAAAAGTATATCGAAGAGTTCTCATAAGTGCATCTAGATCTAATTTAATAATTAGTGATAAAACAATTATATAAGCTAAGAATGGCAATAAATTAAAATAAACACTTATCTTTCCATTTAAAAGAATTTTTAGTATGAAAATGAAATTTAGAATCATCAGAATTGAATCAGCAAGTGTTAAAGTTCCAAGACCTATACCATATATAAATAAGATAGGTGATGCTATCATAAAGAATGTGTAAATTTCATTAATTCCTATCCTTTTTTTTTGATATTTTTTTGATGATGTTGTACATTCACTCATAATGTTTATCTCTCCCACTTACTATTGACTGGACCTTTTAAATATCTATGAAATTTGAGTGTGAAATTTATATTGTCACCCACAACTAATGGTAAAAACTTAATATTTTTTTGAAAGCTTATCATAAAGCTTTTTACCTATAATTTTTTTTACATCAAGGCCCGTTTTCTTCTTGATTTTACTCAATATTCTTCTATACCACGGTGTCCAGGAACCATTATATAAATGAATGGCGTATGTATTTTCAGTAATCTTGTCATTTTTGCTACTCCTAGTATCCAATGGACAAAAGTATTCCCTTGGATAAATATGAACATCTCCATCCAGTACTTGTTCTTTACCATTTCTAATAAGACCAAATTTTTCTGACATATTTGTTATGGTAGTTACATTTGTCGTGAAGTCATAATTTCCATTATTATCCACAAATTCATGATTATCATAGTATTCCAAAAGCTTCCCTACCCATGTTCCACCTTTTTCACTACCCATTAAAGCTGTAGGAATCGTTGACTCATCTTGAAAAGATGTAAAAGCAGAAAACTTTAAAAACTCATCAATATTTTTAATAACTTGTACATCAGTATCCATATATATACCACCATGATGATAAAGGACATATAATCTTATATAATCACTGACAAAAGCATACTTCTTAGCTTTGTATGCTTGACTTGCATATAAGTTGCTTTCAATAATACTTTTGCATTTTTCATCATCCCACCGGATCACATCATACTCAGATAATACCTTTTCCCATGTTTTCATACATTTTACTGATAGTTTATCTAAAGGTTTAGGTCCTAACCAAATATAATGGATTACTTTAGGGATTTTTTGATTATTCATTAAGCTCAACCTCTCTTTCTAACGCGTATATATATTTTTTCGCATTTTACCTAATCTCTGAATATATTTGTCTCATCTCTTCCAAAACAGAATCTAACGAGTACTTGTTTACTAGTTCTATATTGTTCTTTTTAAATTCTTGTTTTTTTTCATCATTCTGGTATAAATCAATAATTCTATCGCTCATCATTTTGACATCATCTGTTCCAACTACATAGCCGTTAAACCCATCTTTTACCAAATCGGTATTGCCTCTACAATCCGATACTACTAATGGAAGACCCGTTGACATTGCTTCCATAACATTTACTGGTAAACCTTCATGCCTCGATGCAGAGACTGCAACATCCGATAGTAGCATTAATTCAGGAACATCTTTTCTGAATCCTAATAATTCTACGTGATTCTCAACTCCTAATTTCTTAATCAAACTTTCATAAGAACTTCTCAAAGATCCCTCTCCAACAAGTATCAGTTTTAATTCTGGAATATATTTACGTGCAACAGCGACTGAATTGATTAGTAAGTCTTGATGTTTTCGATAGCTTAATTCCCCAACATAAATCAAAATAAAATCTTCATCCCTATATGAATATTCTTTTCTCAATTTATATTTAATGCTATCTGTTTGAGCAGAAAATTTAGTGAAACTTACTCCAACCCCATTAACTTTCGCTATCTTTTTAGCCTTAAATTTCTTTTTTATCGATATATCATGGTCTTCGTTATTCATTGTTATAAGGAAGTCTGTATATCTAGAAAGAATCTTTTCAATTGGATAATATATCAACCAATTTTTTAAAGGTGCTCCCTTGAAGAAGTGAAAACCATGAGCAGTATAATAAACTGCAATATTTTCAAAATTTCTGCAAACTAATCTAGTTATTGTAGATGCAACTGGAGTATGCGTATGTACCAGATCGTATCTTTCATCTTCAATAATCTGTTTCAATAATTTATAAGCTATAATATTATTCTTATTAAATGGATTCCTTTCAAATGGAACTTCATAAATCTTGCAACCCATTTTTTTTATTTCAAATTCTACTTCTTTTTCAACATTAAAAGCCACATCAACTTGATGCCCTTCATCAATAAGCATTTTAATATGAGGAATCAAAAATGCATTAACTGTATTTGAAATAGTAGTGATATATAAAATTTTCATTTCTATTTCTCCAATCAAATAATATTTAATCTACCTATCTCACCGCAACTCCAACATATGTCCCAGGTTCTGTTATATCCTTAACCACCACAGCTCCAGAACCTACTTTGCAGCCACTGCAGATGTTTTGTTATTATCTTTAAATCTATTCATGAAACTTAATCGGTTTTGCAGGCGAACCAACTGCTGTACAATTTGCTGGCAAATCTTTAACTACTACAGCTCCTGCACCAATAACTGTCTTTCTTCCAATGTTTACACCTTGAATAATTGCTGATCCTGTTCCAACGCTTACACACTCTTCTGTTTTAACAAAACCCGATATATTAACGCTTGGAAGAACTGTTGAATAATCACCAATATTAGCATCATGACCGATTGTACAATCTAGATTAATAATGACATGCTTGCCAATTTCAATATTTACAGTAATAATATTTCCTGCGCAAATAATTGATCCTTCACCAAAATTCACACTTTCTGAATAAATTACGCTTGGATGGATTAATACAGGATATTTATTTTTACTTCCATCTAACTTTTCTATAACATTCTTTTTAATAATTGGATCTCCTATTGCATTAACTACATACAATTCTTGTTCTTTTAGCCAATCAATATTTCCAGCAACTTTATATCCATTAACTTGAGTTCCTTGGATAGCTTGATTATCATCAACAAATCCAACGATGTTCCATTCCATATTTTTTTTATTAATTTCTTCAATAAGCCAAGCAACTTCTCTCCCAAAGCCACCAGCTCCAATAATAACTATATCTTTCATGTTATTAATCCTCCATTCTTTGGGAACCTCTAAAAGCCTCCATCGTAACCGATGTATCTGAATTAATGCCTTCCTTAACAAATACCTTCTTTAAAGTAAGAAAGATAATCTTCCAATCGCCTATAAAACTAACATTATCAACATACTCAACATCAAGATTGAACTTATCTTCCCAACTAATGGCATTACGCCCATTGACCTGAGCATGTCCAGAAAGACCAGGTCTCACTTCATGTCTTCTCTTTTGGTGATCATTATAAAGTTCAAGATATTGAATCAGTAAAGGCCTTGGCCCTACAATACTCATATCACCTTTAAGAATATTGAATAGCTCCGGAAGTTCATCTAAACTTGTAGACCGTAGCATCCTACCAAACTTAGTAAGTCTAACTGAGTCTGGAAGCAGCTCGCCATTCTCATCCTTTTCATCAGTCATTGTTCTGAACTTATACATGGTAAATATTTTTTCATTAAGTCCGGGCCTTTTCTGCTTAAAAAACATAGGGCTACCCAGTTTGAACCTAACCAAAACTGCGACGATTATAAGTACCGGACTTAAAACGATAATAGCCATCAAAGACAAAATGAGGTCCATTGGTCTTTTGAGAAATCTTCTGTATATGCCTTTTGAAGGCTCAACAGTAGATGAGTTTATTTCGCTTTTATTCACTTTAGCTTCTTCCTTCACTTCACTCTGCATCTATTAGCACCTACTTCTTATTTAGACCACAGTCCCTTTATAATCCCACAAATTCTCTCAAGATCCTCATCCGCCATCTTAGTATCACTTGGAAGACAAACACCATTCTCAAATAGCTTCTCAGATACATCTCCACCAACATAATCATACTCAGCAAAGAACGGCTGCATATGCATCGGCTTCCACACAGGTCTTGATTCAATGTTCTCTTTCTCTAATGCTTCCATTACATCGAGAGGTCTTGCCTTACCCTTCAACGTCATAACACTTAACCAATAATTAGGCTCATTCCAGTCATTGATAGGCATGAAATCCACACCTTCTAACTGACCAAGTTCTCTCTTATAAAACTCAAAGATGTATTTCTTCTTAGCCACTCTCTGATCTAATACTTTGAGCTGTCCTCGACCAATCCCAGCAACGACATTGCTCATACGGTAATTGAACCCTAATTCACTATGCTGGTAGTGCCTTGCTGCATCTCTAGATTGAGTGGACCAGAACCTAACTTTCTTGATCTTCTCCTCATCATCAGAAACTAGCATACCACCACCTGAGGTTGTGATAATCTTATTTCCGTTAAACGAGAACACTCCAAACTCACCGAATGTTCCAGTATGTTTTCCTTTATAATAAGCACCTAAAGACTCTGCAGCATCTTCAATGACTGTAACATCGTATCTACTACAAATCTCCATAATCTTATCCATGTCAGCTGATAGGCCGTATAAATGCACAACTAAAACAGCCTTCACCCTATCTCCATACTTCTCGAAGGCTGCCTCTAATGCTTTGGGATTCATATTCCAAGTTTCATAATCACTATCGATGAAAACTGGAGTTGCGTTCTGATAGATGATCGGATTGGCTGTAGCAGAAAAAGTAAGGGTAGGACAGAACACGATATCTCCTTCGCCAACACCAGCAGCTTTAAGTGCTAGATGAATGGCGCCTGTTCCAGAAGTCATAGCTGCGGCGTGTTTCGAACCAACTTTAGAAGCAAGCTCTTTTTCAAATTCATTAACGTTTGGTCCTAGTGGAGCTACCCAATTTGTATCGAATGCTTCTTGTACATATTGCATTTCATAGCCTTCATCACTCATGTGTGGTGAAGCGAGCCAGATTTTTTTATTCTCAGCCATTTTACCGTCATCCTTCCTTATTTAAAGTCTATGTATTGTATAAAGGTGCTTGTTCTGGCACCTTAATTTTCTTGATCTATATGTAGTGTTTCTATTAATTTCAGGTACTATATCCTGCATAATTCCGGCTTCTGATTGGATGCTTAGACGTGTAATGCTTCTGTAACATTAGTACATTTTTGCTTTTCTGTTGAAACCCTTGATATCACTGACTTACAGCCTCTTTATCCTTTCACCATACTCACGTCGCCACGAATCTAAAAGGATAAAAAGGAAACCCAATACACAGAAAAATGTCAAGAAATACTCTGTTTTGACCAGTAATTCAGGAATTAACGAAAAATAAGCCCACCACATTGTGATGAGCTGTAAAATTGATCTATATATACGCTCTCAGAGCGATTTATAATTCTCTTATTGAGTCTTGGTTTATCTAGAATATATTGAGTCGAATATACAACGGCTTTTTATGTTATCTATTGCTCTAGCGAGTCCAAATCTGAAGCTTACTACACTTCGCTGCCTGATTGCTGCTTTTCAATTCTAGTTAAACAAGTTTCTTCTATTTTATATATGTATTTCTTTACGAAACTCTTATATTAGGTGAAAACTGTCCGAGATCACGATTTTTTGAGAGGTCACTAAAAAAACGACGCTTCAGTTTGCCTTCTAACGGCTTTTTATTAATTTTTTGACCCGTAGTTCCACCCAAGGACTTATTCCCTGAAATTGGCCATAAGAGCGATTTGGCCATTTAAAACTCAAAAAACAGAAATAACCCACCGATATTCAGTCTAAGTTCGGGAATTTACCGATGTTAGAGACCTTATTGGTGGGTTACACTATTCATATTGGTAAAGAATAAAGCCCATCACATTGTGATGAGCTCTCCATTTATCTGTTAGAGTAATACTTTTGATTTCTGCTTGTTGGCTTGTCAGGAAGGGTCATTTTGAGAAGACCTCCTTTAATTAAAGGATTAAGTATTTTCTGTCTAAAATGACCTCTATTATTAAGCCCCATAAACTGTTGCATTTCTTCCCTTGTTCGTGGGGTTCTGCAAAACTCTAACAACCCTTTAATATCCTCATTATCTTGGTTGGTGTCTTGGACGGTATCTTGGTTGGTATCTTGGTTGGTATCTTGGTTGGTATCTTGGACGGTCAATGGAATTATTGTCTTAAATACATCTCCCTCGATGAATTCAGGATCGGCACCAGAATAAATCTTGTTATACTTATAAATGTTCCTAACTCCCGACCCAAGTTCATCAACCCATCCGATCTCTTTAAAGAACTTTGCAATCTTTGGATTCTTTGGATAAGGTGAGAAATCCTCAGGGTCAATCATTCCATTTCCGTGAGGCTTATTGCCATTTTCGATATAGACTCTGTCCTTCTCCACTACCAGCTTCGCAGGAAATGGATTAGAAAACTCCCTATGGATCAGTAAATTTGAAATCGCTTCTCTGAAAATCTTATCTCTCAAGCTCACACGTTGATCACCTTCGAGATAGAATTTATCATTGAGATGCTTGGCAATAAACTGCATTAATCTTTCATAACTTCTTAGAAGATTTACCCTAATATCGTCCCGGTCATCATACCGGTCGAGGTTTTCCCTTCTTAAAATTGCGTCCGTCCTATAGTGTGGAAGTGCTGTTTGAATCATCAGTTCACTTCCGAAAATCAAAATGCCTGCAAGGGTAATACCTTGATCACCTGTGCTCTGATCCTTCAAATACATTCCTGCACTTTTCAACAACTCAATGTTATCCATCGAAACCCACGGGTGGCCGGGTCTTAAGTTACCAACCGTTTTTCTAACCCTTGTAAACAATTCATCTTCCAGCTCATCCATGTCAGCATAGGGAAAAATTCTGTTTTCTGTATATGTGGCTTGCTTTCTCATGTACAATCCAGATACTAGATTTGTATTATTGGTAATGTCAAAATCTCCATCTTCATTTCGATCAAAGATTTTCCCCTTACAACGATGCACCTGAGAACTCTCAGGTACGTTAATGTACAGGATCGTCTTCCCATCTATTTCAACATCATCTACTGCTAAGTAAAAAGCTGGATTGAGAGTTTGTGGATTATTAAGTGATGTAACAAAATCTTTCTTCAGCTGATCCACTGCTTCTTTATCAACGCCTACAATATCACCGTTATCCTTCACCCCAAGAAATAGATGTCCACCGTGGCGATTCAAAAATGCGCATACCGAATCATACACATCCTTATTTAACTTCTTTTTACTCTCTTTGAATTCTATAGTGATGCTTTCACCGCTACTGATTATTTTTTTCAAACTTTCTATCTTCACTTGCAACACCTCGTTTACGCCAAAGCATGGCGCCATAATTTAGTTTATCCATTCAATCGAATTACAATCATGATTTTGAGAATTGAGATATCAATCCAAAAATATAAGCGGTATTTCTTGATTGCTCTCTTACTTCCTGCCTAAGATGGGTTTCTCCATTTTTCCACCGTTCATAATATCCAGCTACATTTAGAAAATCATCTTTAGTGATTCTTCTGGCTCCACTTAGTCGAACAGATGGGCTATTATCTGATGTGTTATCCACATACAAATGTGCTTCTTTTGTATGAACATTAAACCACAGTGGTGTACGATTATTCTGAGGAACTGTCGCTACATCAAAAGAAGCTTCAGTTGCTGTTAAAAGAATCTGATGCCATAGTTTTTCAAAATCCATTACTCAACACCCTCCTTCAACTGAATAATATTTCCGGGTAAAGCTTCAAACATTTCAGGGTAATGTCCACACCTTGCGCGGATCTGATTATACTTCGCCTGAGTCCCATCTTTCTTCAGGTACAACTTCCTTCTGTATATTTCATCTGAAAGCTCTGCAGCATGCATCTTTCTACCTTTCACTTCCTTAAGTACAATTTTCATAGCTTCTTGTAATGTTCTTTTAGGAATCGAAGGGCCTAGAATTTCTTCAATTGGACCAGCGCTCCGATCATACTTTAATAAAATGTACACCGGCTCGTTGTCTTTTAGAATGACTACCTTACCATTCTTCTCAACGACTTTAAAAACATCATCTAGGTCCGTCTTCAGTTTTTCATAAGATATCAAACTCTCTAAATTCACTTCCATAGTTTTCACCTCACCTGTAGTATACCACAGTTTTTAATACAAATTCAATATTTTTGTACGTTTTTGTATCGATGTTGTTTTCATCTATTATTTCATAAAAAAACAACCCACCAAGTAGCTTGATCACTTCCAATCAGGCAACTCAGTGGGTTTTTTTGTGTACTTTTAATTTTGTCATGATTTTCTTCACATCCGGAGAATAACGTTCCACTTTTAAAAAGATATCACTGCTTCTTTACTGTATAATATTTCTGCAACCTACTCGTTGGCTTATCCGGTATTGTTTCCTTAATAATTCCTTTTTCTAAAAGTGGCTTCACGATAAACTTCTTAAAATTAGGATTTGTCAAATACCTTGGAAGATACTCACGCATTTCTGTTATTGTCTTCGGCTCCTCACAATATTTTAGTAAAGCCTTCACTTCAGGCCCCTTTAAAAACTCTTTCTTTTCCAATTGCGTTTTTGCTTTTTTTCTACGCCTCTCCTGTTCTTGAAAGGCTTTATAGTTTATTGGTGACTTCCACTCAAAACCGGAATGGAACCGATAGATAATCTGGCTGTCATCCAGAATCGTTCCCTTCTCGATAAAGCGACCAAATAGTTCAGGTTGAAACTCCGGTGCATTTAGATAATAGCCAAGGTCGTCCCTTCTTTCATCTGAATAGATGGCCAGCGCTTTTCTAAGGCTCTTGACCTCCTCTTCTATCTCGGACTGCTGTTCTTCTCGAGCCATGAAATCAACAATTCGCTCTCTTATCTTCATAATCTCTTCTGTCAAATGATCAACCAGTTTCGCATCTTTTCCTTTTCTACCTAGCTCATCTTCAACCGCTTCATAAAGCTTCTGGTTTAATCCGTCTTTTTGCTTTTCCAATAACGCTCTTTGCATTTCTTCCTCTGGCTTTATTCGTAAATCTTCAATAAAGGCATCAAGGTACTCATTGAATGCCGGATTGAATTTTATATCCATCATAAGCTGAGAAAAATTCTCTTCAACATACTCCTGCTTCATGTACATGGAATCACAGTGTCCTCTTGATGATTGATAGCAGCACCACCACCTCACTTCATAATTTTTCTTCTGTCTGTTGATGGCTCTACTATATCCGACTAAACTTCCACATTTGCCGCAGTAAAATTTCTTTGTAAAAGATTCATTCTTACCATGGTCATCCGGATATTTCTTTTGACTCTTTTTACGTTTCTTTTCATTTGCTTCAGTTAATTTTTGAACCCTTTCCCACTGCTCTTCTTCAATAATTGCTTTATGGTGATTCTCAATGAAATACATGGGCAGTTCCCCTGTATTCTTCACACGTTCATTTACCAGAGTAAGCCCCGAATGAAACCTCTGATAGATGTAATTGCCCCGGTAAATTTCAGAGCGCAATATCCTTCCAATGGTGGTGTCGCACCACGCTTCTTGTCCTCCGGGAGTTGGAACTGATTCAGATATGAGTAAATCTCTTATAGCCCTTATTGTCTTTCCTTTTTCATACTCATCATAGATCCTCTGCACAATTTCAGCTTCTTCATCGTTAATTATCCACTCTTTATTTTTATCGTATTTATAGCCGTAGCCTTGAACCGCCGGTCTTACAACCCCTCTTTGGGCTAGGCTTCTTCTGCCCCAGGCAATGGATTCACCAATATTGACACTTTCCTCCTGTCCCAGTGCGGATAACAGATTGATCAGGACATTGCTCTTATCATCAAGGGCTCTTAGGTTCTCACGTTCGAACCAAACATCGACCTGCGGTTCTAGACTTTTCAACATGTTTAAGTAGGTTAATGTATCAACAGTATTTCTGGCAAATCGAGACAGCGACTTGGTAATGATCAGATTTATTCTCCCTGCTTTACAGTCTTCCATCATTCTATTGAACTCGGGCCTACCTTCAGTCGTTCTTCCGCTTTTCCCATCATCTATATAGATATCAGCTAAGATGTAGCGTGGGTCCTTGAGGATAAGATACAGATAATATGAATATTGAGTCTTGATACTTGTTTTTTGCTGCTCTAGTTCTGTGGAAACGCGGACATAGGCAGCTACTTTTAATTTTTGTTCTCTAGCTACAGGGATACTCGTCCGCATCACAACAGAATTGCTTAATTGCTTTTGAATATTTTTAACCATCAAATTTGGTTCAAGTTTTCTTTCTGTTATCATACTCGCATCCTCCTCATATAAGCAACTTAGATCACCTCCTTTCTCCGAGGTGATTTGAATGCTTGTCATCACTTGAAATTCAGGATTTTTATCAACCTGTAACTCCCCTTTAGGATGTAATTCTTCAGGGGACTCTACAATATTGGGTTTTATTGGTTCGCAGCTTCCAACTTCAGTCTCTTTGCCGTCGATCCAGTAAATTTTATAATCATCTTTTGAATAAATATCCATGGAAAGAATCCACGCTCGCAAGTATTCAATAGTGGCTTTCCCTTCAAATTCTTCAAATGTTTTAACATTCTCAAGCCACTTTATGGAACCGATCCGATAATCCCTATCATCTTCTATTTCTACAAGCCGGTTCTCAAATTTCTCATAATCCTTTTCCAGCTGATTAATGTCCTCATCTGTAAATTGAATATCTCTCAACCTTTTTGCCAATTGAATCTGCGTCAAGGCTTTAAGACGGTGAAACTCAAAGTAATCATTCTGGTTTATCCTAATCAACATTCTTCTAAGCATTTTAATCAATTTTGGATCTTGAGTATCAAAGCGTACTGTAAAAGCTTTTAGCATTATTTCAACCATTAAGTCTTCCCGTATAGTCGGTGAGCTGCAGAGGTTTTTGTTTGTTATTGCCGAGACGCACCTGAAATACTCCCATGGTTTAATTCTATTTCTTCTAAAATTCTGACCGCAATTGCCACAGTGAATCCGCCTTGATAACGGATTAGGTCTCAATTGTTGAGGTTTAGATTCCCTTCTGTTCTTGTTTCTCTCTTCCTGGACCCGGTCAAAGAGTTCCTGGCTAATAATCGCTGGATGGTGATTCTCAATTAAATATTGATCCCGTATCCCTTCTGATGACCGTCTTTTGTTGCTCATCAGATCTCTTGTAAGTTTCCTGGTCTTTGCACTTCCTGTATAGGCAATGTTCGATAATATGGATACTATCGTCTTCTGTCCCCACAGTTCCTTCCCAAAATAAGTACTGACTCCTCTTCTGGTTAATTCAGCTGCAATGGCATTATTACTCATACCATCAAGATGCATTTGATAAATTTGTCTAACAACTTGAGCTTGCTCTTCATTGATTGTAATGACGCTCTCATTACCAACTTTTGTTTTATCATAACCGTAAGTGTGGCCGATATTAACCTTGCCTTTCATCATTCGTTTTTCATGTCCCCACTCTATAGCCTGGGAAGTAGCTTCAATTTCCCCTTGGGCAATACTGGCATAGGTTTTTAAGAGATAGGTCGTATCACTTCTGGTGCTTTCTACATTTTCCGTTTCAAAATATACAGTGACACCCAGTTCTTTGAGCCGCTCGATGACTTCAATTAGCTCCTGGGCATTCCTTGAAAAGCGGGATACATTTTTGACGAGAATCAGGTCAATCCTATGTTCTTCACAGTGTCTGAGCATCCGAGTGAATCCACGCCTTAATGATGCTTTTCTGCCAGTAACCAGATTATCAAAATAGATACCGACAAAGGTCCAATTGTCCCTACTATTAATGACATGGGTATAGTGGCTTACTTGACTTTCCAATGAGTGGGACAGTCCCAGCGAATCGAGACTCACTCTACAATAGGCTGCTACCTTGATTCCCTCACGCTTACTATGCAGTGGACTATCTTCTATCTTTTCTAAAGGATCCCATAATTTATTGATCCATAAGCTTTTATCAATTTGGTCCATAAAAAAAACTCCTTTCCCCTAAAAGATTACGCTTGCTTGTATGTTTGCATTGGTGTCAAACTATTGCAAGTACAATCTCCATAAGGTAAAGGAGTATTTTATTTAATTGGATAAATTCTCTAAAAATCGCTACTCGTTCTTCCCACGTCTCCATCCTTGAGCCATTCTTTTAACTCCACATTTAAAGACAAACTCAATCTCATAGTCTTTGTGGAGAATGCCTCTTTCGACAAGCTTTTTAAATTCAGTGGCATCAAAGGTCTCAAAGCTACTTTGGCTTTCAAGATATGTTATTAAGGCTTCTAAGTTCTGCCTCATATAGATTTCTTCGTCCTGGCTTTTAACAAGGGCTTCATGTTCCTGCTGATAGATTTGTGATTCATAGATCATATTTCTAAGAGTCGCATCATAAATGGGGTCATTTGTAACACTTTCCCTCATGGCCATCTCACTTATGCGATCGTTGATTCGACCGATGATTTCTTCAAGCTCTTTAAGCCTTTCTTTTTCATCATAGGTTAAACTCACATCCTCAATGGCCGCTTCCCCCTCAGCCCTTATTAAGTCAATCTCCTCAGTCATTTTTAAAAGCATTTCATTGTAGGCTGCTTCAATAACCTCTTCCCAAACATACTTTGAATGGCAGTCAAAGTCAGCTTCTACTTTTTGCGCCGCCAGTCTGCAGTGCCAAACTGTAAACTTGTAGGGCTTGCCATCTTTTTTTGATGTGATTCTCCTTCTATGAACTGGCATGCCACATTCCCCACAGTAAAGCATATTAGAAAATGGTGCTTTTCCGCTATAGGTTCTGTGGTACTTTCCGTCAGGGTCATGCTTCATTTTTCTTCTTCTTTCCAGTTCCTTTTGTACATAATTCCATTCCTCTTCAGAGATGATTGCAGGGTGATTATTCCGGATAAAGTACTGTGGCTTGTGGTTCTTATTTCTGACCCGTTTGTGGGTTAAAGGGTCCAGGGTCACTGATTTCTGACATAATGCGTGGCCACAAAATTTCTCGTTTTTAAGTATTTTTAAAACGGAATCGCTGGTCCATTTTGTATTGTCCCTAGCGGTTTTCACTTTATCTTTTGTCAGCCCTTTCGCTATCTGAACCGACCCTTTCCCTGAAATAAATTCTCGAAATATCCGTTTTACAGTTTTAGCTTCCTCTTCATTAATGATGAGGTTACCCTCTTCGTCCTCATCATATCCTAAGAAGTATGTCGTTGGAATATGAGGCTTACCTTGGGAGAATCTTTTCTGAACCCCCCAGCTGACATTGGCACTTATTGTACGGGACTCTTCTTCAGCTATACTGGAAATTATTGTAAGTAAAACCTCTGATTTTGAGTCAAGGCTATCGATGCCTTCACGGTCGAAAATCACTCCTACCCTCTTATCCAGACTTTTCAGCATCCTCACATAGGTTAAGCAATCCAGGGTATTTCTAGCAAAACGGCTAATGGATTTTGTAATGATGTAATCAAACTTTCCTTCCTTCCCATCCTTGATCATTTGATTAAAACCGGTTCTGTATTTCGTGTTCGTTCCTGTAACACCTTCATCGCTATAGACCTTGTATAGCTCCCAGCCTTCTCGTTTCTCGATGTATTCTTTAAAGTATGAAACCTGCAGTTTGTAACTGGACTGCTGTTCCTCTTCATGGGTGGATACCCTGGCATAAGCAGCTACTTTGATTTTTCGCTCTTCATTTCTTCTATAATCAAGGTTATTCATATTAGCAGGAATCACCCTAACCCGAGGATTCATCGTCGATATGTTTCTACTTCCTTCCATCGTGATAACCTCCCCTATACTTCCCGACTACCGTCTCATTCCCATCAATCCATTTGATGGTAAATAAAAAAGGTGACTCCACCTTAATGTGAATCACCCATGCTCTCATGAAAGAGATATCTAGTATTTTATTAATGGCTTTATCTGAACCCTTTAATTCCTTCAATCGATTTAGTGAAGCTTCTCTAAATTCATAGTCTCTATCGAAGTCTTCCCATAGCTTAGACTTTATTGCGATTTGGTTTTCAATCTCTTGTCTCTTTTCTTTTAGATCTTCAGTATCAATATTTTGAAGAATGGCCTTATTCTCAGCTATCAGACACTTTTCCAGTTCAACTCTCAGTAAGTTTTGCTCTCGTTCCCTTACCGCTTCAGCATTTGATAATTCTTTCGTCAGCTGCTTAATCAACAGTCCATCGTTGGTTCTTTGGTTGATGTTGTAGCGTTTTTCAAAACCTTCCTTTAGAAGATTCTCAATTTGGTCTTCTTCAATGGGATCCGCTTCACAAAGCAGTTCGCTTTTCTTATTGGATGAACATCGCCACATCGTTTTCTCTAGATTTTTACCAAAGCGATGAAAGTTCTTTCCGCAAGAGGCGCAGATTACTCTGCTGGTGAATGGGGTCTTCTCATAATCACCCCTGTTAAATTCAGTTTTATTATCCTCTAGTATTTCTTGAACTTTCTCATAATCCTCTTTTGAAACAATTCCTTCATGGTGGTCTTCAATATAATACTGAGGTTTATGGCCTCTATTAATTACCGTTTTATGGGTCCTGAAATCAAGTGTACAAGTTTTTCTGCTGAGCACATCACCAGCGTATCTTTCATTGGTCAGCATGCTTCTGATGTTATTGTTATTCCAGTCAATATCACCAGAACGCTTCTTATATCCTCTTCTTATAAAATGTCTGGCTATCTCTGTCATGTTATATCCATTAAGAAAAAGGTCATAGGCTTCTCTTACAATCTTGGCTTCTTTTTCAACAATAATCCATTCTTTATCCTTGTTGACCTCGTAGCCAAAGAGCTGCCCTGCTACAACCTCTCCCCTCTCAAAACGTTTTGTATAGGCCCAATCAATATTCTCAGATGTAGCTCGGCTTTCTTCCTCAGCAAAAGTTGCAAGAATTTTTATGAGTAGGGAGCTGGTCATATCTTTGGTGTTCAATCGCTCTTTCTCAAAAATCACAAAAATACCCTTTTCAGTGAGCTGTCTAACAATATCCATCGTGTCCACAACATTTCGTGCAAATCTAGATATGGATTTGCAGATAATCAAGTCAATTTCTCCATTCATCGCATTTCTAATCATCCGATTAAAACCGATTCTCTTTGACATATCTGTACCTGATTTACCTTTATCTGAATATACACCAGCATAATACCAATCAGGATTTGACCTGATGTAGTTGGTGTAGTGAATGATTTGATTCTCTAGTGAACCCAGTTGTAACTCTTCTTCACTACTTACCCGACAGTAGGATGCAACTTTTAGCTTTTTTGTTCTCGGTTGTGTGGTGACATCATTCCATCCTACGGGTTGATTAATTACGGTTACTGATGATCTTTGTACTGGTATTTCCTGAACCCTTGCATGATTCATTTTGATCCTCTCCTTTCCTTTTTATCCCTTGCTTCGTATCATGTGCCACGCTTGATTTATCGCAAAGGGTAAAAATAATAATGCTCAAAACCCTCTAATTTCAAAGGTTTCAAGCTTTGTAGCGTATTACATATATCACTCAGAATCGAGTATTTATCAAGTCATTTCTACTATATATAGGGATAAAAACAAGCCGATGCTATTAAGATAACACCGGCCCAATAATGCGATTTTTCTTCTAATCATATTTCATGTAGGCATCAAATCCTGCCTTCTTTAGACGGGCCATGAGGGTCTCTGCATTCTTCTTGTTATTGAAGGCCCCCACCTGCACCCGGTAGAATTTTTCACCGGATTTCTTCTCTGGTTCTACCTCCACGCCAGCACTGACCATCATTAGATTGTCCTTATCAACCCAGGTCATGATGCCAGCCTTTTCATCCATGGTGCTTTTCAGAATGGTTTTACCTAGAAGGACGCATTCCTTACCACCTTGGATTACTGGCCTTGAATTAAACTCATCCTGAGTAATCAGATGATAGTTCCATTTCACCCAGTTTGGAATAATTGGTCCACCAGGATAATAGGTTCTAGCTGATCCTATGATTTCAACGATGTCACCCGCTTCAAAACCTTCTCTACTTTCATTTGCTTTCTCAAGTTCCTTCTTTACTGCAGCTCTAAAGGTATCCATGTTCTCTCCATGCTTTGGAAACCAATGTCCTACATCGGAATGATTAGAGGCGATCCCCTTCTTATTCCCTTCTGCATGACTGATGATGTCTTTTTCAGTCAGACCATACTCCCTACAGAGATGAACGCAAAGGTTCACTGCATTCTGCCAGGCTTTTCTAAAGTAGGCTTCATTTTTCTTCACGTCATAGCCCACCATCTGATTTTTAGAATAAGAAAACCCACCTGGCTCACATATCTCAAAGCCGATGTGGGTATCATTCGCTTTCCCTCCAGCATGCCAACCCCTGTGATTCCAAGGCAGATACTGCCAGATTTCCTTATCATCCAGAAAGGCATGAACACAAACCTGACGGTTAGTTTCCCCAGCCCTGTAGGACTTGTTCCATCGACTAAACCAACTAGCAGCCATCACGCCTGGTGTGGCAGTGGAATGAACCATGATGCCTTTGGGTGCAATCTTTCTTCCGGCTGTATAACAATCATTTCTGGTCATGTATTTTGTCTTTAACTTACCTAGTGCCATCCTTATCGCCTCCATCCTTCAGCTGCTCTAGGATGTCTTTAAGCTTCTCCGGGATAGGCAGTCCAAGTCTTGTTGCATTTTCAATGATGCTGATTCCCTCATTAGATAGATAAAAGAAAATCACTGCGGTTCTAATGGCACTGCCATCTCCGATAATGTTCTGATCAATGATATGCGCCACACCTACAAGGGAGAAAATCACTACTTTCTTGAAAATACCCCTTGCTCCTACATCACTGGATAAGTGCTTTTCAAGAACTGCACACATAACTCCAAGCAAATAATCGATCACCACAAAGGCAATCAAAGCATACAAAAACCCATCGTAACCTCCCAAAAAGTAACCCAGCCAACCGCCCACAGCTGCAAATATCATCTGAACAATGTTCCAAATGTCTCTCATTGTTTTTCCCTCACTTTCATAAATTGTTGTATATAAAAAGACGCCCGGTGAAGGACGTCATAGTTTTCATTAATAAGCACCAAAATAAACATAGCCACTAGCTTTTACATAAAAGCCTTCTCCGGGAATGTAGATAGCACCATCAAAGGTGTCGTACTGACTTGTTGTGAATGCTGGCTGTTCAACGCCCTCCCAATACAGCCCATCATTGGAGACACAGAGCATACTCTCTTTTAGAAGGGCAAACTTACCCCAGTCCTCCATCCAGATGATGTTCCTTGGATTTGGGATGTTGTTATTGGCAAGATCCCCCACCCATGAAAGATTGGTTTCTGTAATCTGGGTCGCATCATCGCTCAGCACACAAAGCTTCACATAATAAGTGTAATCGCCACCCACATTGGTGTAGTTGAACTTCATAACAAAGAGGACATCATTCACAGACCGGATAAACATATACCGGGTATCGTTCACATCCTCAGGAATGGTCGTGGTCCAAAAACCTGGAGTATCTGAACTTGCTTTAGCTATAGATTTGTCCCCTCCAACGACACCCACAAAATTTCCCTTATGGGTGGTCAGATATTTAAAGATAGGTACCGAAGTTCCGTCAGATCCAACTAAGGTCCACGCGGTCCTTTCTTCTAAGGAATCAAAGCTGTAGAAGACTGGCGATTTATAATACCACCAACTGACGATACCGGACCCTCTGGCCATGTCATAAGCTCCGCAGGTCATGGCATTATAAGCTCCCGGACAATATCCAGCATTATGCCAAGTGATGCCATCAAAGGAAGCGATGACATTGGCAAGGCCCACAATCTTAGCAATAAACACACCGTTTGCTGCATAGAGAATCTCAGGCTGACCATAGCTCCACCAAGGAACACTGACCACGGTCCACTGCTTGGTGGTCTTGTTCCAGTAGGACATATACGGAGTCTTTGCATAATAAACTGCAATCTGTGCATTGCCGTTATCATAGACATTAATCTGTTTCTCACTGCCATACTGAGTGTAGCCAAAGTTGTTATAGTATTTCTTGGTCCAGCTCAAAGTTGGGATAGTGAAGAGAACATCTCCCCTGCCACCAAAAGCTGTCCAGATGGCTAGTGTGTTATTAAAAATATGATCATAACTCATTGGTTCAGCCCTCCTTTAAACTTTCGTGACGCTGGTGATTCGACCACCGCTATCCACGGTGTAGTTATATGTCGCTGTTGTTCCGTCTGCATATTCGATATAAAAGCTCATCATATCCACCGTTAGGGTTGATACTTCCTTTAATAGTAATTCTGAAAAAATGTTATCCAGGGTGATGCTTGTAATTCTTCCCCCGCTATCTGTGGTGTACTGATACTGAGCGTGATATTGATGGGTATCGCCCTTTTCCACGGTGTAAGTCACATCGATAGTGGATTCCGTCACTACCAGATCAGAGACGATGGTGTAGGATACCCCTAGGTCATTCACTTGTGTTTGGATATCATCCACCGAGCTTCCCACATTATTTAAAGAACTCTCTATCCGGTAAAATGTATCTGAAATACTAGGTCTATACCTACCGACTTCCACCCTGATATTGTAGCGGTAAAATGGATTGTATTCCAAGGAGATGATTCTCGTCTTCACGTTAATCCCTAAGGGACTAAACACAATCTGCACATTATCCCCCACTGCAAGGTTCAAAAGTTTAAAGAATGAAATGTCATAGGATGAAGCATTCTCCCTGGAATCATGGGATACCGCCACGTTGGTGACATTCTTTGAATCCATCACCGGAATATAGTCAGTACTACCCCTGTGACTTCGGATGTTGATGTTGTAGCCGTCATATTCAATTTCTCCACCCAAGATGGCGATGTACTGCATCAGAGCAGCCCTTCTTGAAACTTCCTGATTGATCTTCATGGTGACACTCTCTGTATAATCAACAACCCCTACATTAAAAGGGGTTCCTGAAAGAACCTGAGCAAGTCCCGCTGCTGGATCCCCGGTGAAATCAAACTCTGTGATGTTATACATCTCATGGTTAAGTACATAAGAGACGTGTTCGCAAATCACGGAACAGATGGGAAGGCTACCCTGAAGACTCTTTGATATCTGTACTATTTCAAAATACTGATTATTCAGTTTTGCGATCTGTTTAACCTTAAGTGCTAAGGCTGATTTCGCAAGCACTGTAAAAGAAAGGGTGTACTCCCCTTCCAAGGTTTCTCTAACATTAGAACTCATTACTTTTTTTATGCTTTGAAGAAGCGTGGTACCTGCATATATTTCAATCAAGGCTCATCCCTCCTCTCTGTTTTAGCTTCCTGCCACACCAAGGTTTCTGACTGTGACGGTGTTCTGGTTCCACTGAAGCTGAGCAATGACACGGGTTAAGATGTTGCCATCGATAGTAAGGGGTATGGTCACATCAAAGATTGCTCCTTCAGAGCCTCCGATACTTCCTGAAACTTGAGAGTTCAGGTCCAAGTTAAAATCTGTAGGAATGGCTCCCTGCATGTCCTTTTCCACACCACTCATGGCTTCTGAAAACCCCTCGCCGATACCTTCACTCATATTGGCACCAATTCCAGCGAACACTTTAGAAGGAGAATGAATTCCAAGAACACCTTTGACGCCTTTAACAATGCCACTGACCATGCTGTCGACTTTCCCTTTTAGCCACCCAATCATGGACGAAATACCATCCCACAGTCCACGAGCAATATTTTTTCCTACATCCATCATGGATGGAACTGCTCTACCAAGACCTGTAACAATGGATGCGATAATCTGTGGCAGTTGAGCCACAAGCTGAGGAATCGCTCTGATCAGTCCTGCAGCAAGTTGAATTGTAAGCTGAATCCCCATCTCGATAATCTTAGGTAAATTATTTGTGATGAAGGTTATGATGCTATTGATGATTTTGGGTAAAGCATCAATTAAGGTTGGGAGAGAATTGAGTATCCCTGTTGCCAAACCTTGGACTAGCTGAAATGCTGCATTTAAAATCTGGTCCATGTTTGCAATAAGCGTCTCTACAATAAGAATAATCGCTTGTACAATGGATGGAATTAGCTCAGGAAGTGCCTCTGCAATCCCAGTGGCCAAGGTCACAATCATCACAAGAGCTGCTTCAACTAGCGCCGGCAGATTAGCGATAATCCCGTCAACCAGAGCCATCACCAGGTATAATGCCCCTTCTGTAATCTGTGGTAAGGCTTCAATAAGTGCGGTTAAGAGCGTCATCACTATCTGCATAGCAGAGTCGATGATCATAGGGAGATTCTCCACGATTGAACCCACCAAAGCCAAAATGATGTCCAGCCCCAAGGTAACAAACTGAGGAAGCTGCTCAGTAATAAGTGTCGTAATCCCGCTCACAGTTTCTCCAATAACCTCAGAAATCTTCTCAAAGTTGCCATCCGCTTCATTGATTCCATTGGACAGTCCGGAGAACAGGTCGGTAATGCCTGCGGACACTTCACTTACAGCCGGTAGAAATACACCCTGAAGGGACCGCTTCACCCCTTCAAACCCATCTGAAAGATTGTCATACTTCACTTCAGTGATCTGACTTAAAGCATCCTTCGTTGCAATGGTACTGTCTTTCATACCAGCAAGCACCGGTAGGACTCCAGCTTCAAGGTCTTCAAACTGCGTACCAAAGAGCTGAACGCCGACTGTATTTCGAAGAATGGGGTCCTCGATTTCATTCAATTTTTCTATTACTGAATAGAAAGCATCACTGGCCGTTTCTCCACCCTGAGCAAACTTCTGAGTCATTTCATCAGCATTGAACCCAAGGGAGTTGAAAGCTTCGATGGTTCCTTTGCTTCCATCCTTGGCCCTGATGTTAAATTCTTTAACCGCATCACCAATCTTATCAATACTAAAAGCACCTGCTTCAGCACCACCGATAAGTCCAGCGATAAATTCATCTGCACTTAAGCCAAGGGCAGAGTACTGGTTAGAATACTCATTTAATGTATCAAGAAGATCCCCATTTTTATCGGCACCGTTTTGAGCACCCGTTGCGATGATGTTATAGGCTTCTTCAGAGGAAATTCCGAAGTTCTTCATCAAGGCTCCTGCAGCTCTTGCAGATTCCTGAAGTTCAAATCCAAAGGTATCCCTCAAAGCAAAACCGGACTCTGTAGCCTTTTCCAGTTCTTGGCCCATGAGTCCGGTTGTCTTTTTCACTTCAGATATGCCATTAGCCACATCCTCTAAGCTGTCACCAAAATTATGCTTATACACATTTTGAGCGACCTCGCCTAGCTCTTCCAGCTCCTGACCTGTAGCACCGGTGGATGCTGAAATCTGATTGACCGCCATGTTGTACTCATCGCCCAGTTTAATAAGGCTTGCACCAGTAGCAACTGCAGCAGAGCCAATGGCAATAACGGTAGCTCCAATAGCAGCTCCGATTCCTTTTAACACACCTCCCAATTTTTCAAACTTTCCGGAGGCATCATCTGTTTCATCAGCTGCTTGATTAACCGCGTCAGCAAATCCGCCTGCACCATCTTCTGCTTCATTAAAGCCTTGATTCATCTCATCAATGGCCTGAACATTCTTATCCAGTTCATTCTCCATCTTGTTGAGGTCGGCTTTCGCATTATTAAGCTGAATGGCCCAGTTTTGGGTTCTTCTATCAGTTTCCCCAAAGGAGTCAGAGGCATTTTTAAGAGCTGCTTCAAGGGTACCTATCTTATTTTTCTGAGCATCAATCTCTTTATTTAATACATTGTTCCTGGCCGTCATCGCCTGAATGGACTTATCTTGCTTGTCAAATTGTGAGGTAACAAGATTCATTTCAGAACCCAGTACCTTGAAGCTTCGATTGATATCTCGAAGAGCATTCTTGAACTCCTTTTCTCCCTCCACACCAATCTTAAGACCAAAATTATCTGCCATTGTGACTCACCTCCTCCTCTTTGGGCATTTAAAAAGACACCCTATTTCGGTGCCAGCGTAATTTAAATTATTTATAAAAATTCTGGAATCACATCATCGATGAAATATTCCCTCCTTGGTTTTGCGATGCCAATAAACTGTTTGTGACATTCCCAAAGGTCCATCAGGTAACCTATCGGCATCAGCCACACCTCATCCTCTTTTCGATTAAGGTGGGCTGTGCCATAGTAGATAAGTCGGGTAAAGAGTTCTTCGTCACTTACCCGACCACCTCGTTTTTTGAGGGTTCACTCTCCACATTTCTCTTGGTGCCCTTCATCATGCTGGCCATGATGGCGTTCTTGTACTCTGCCAGGTCAAAAGGAGTGGTGAGAAGCTCCACTTCTTCTTCGGTCAGGAGTTCTTTCTTCTCATCCTTATTCCTAATGTTATGGATCAGAATAGACTGATTGGCCAGAAGTGTAATCAGCCATACTATCTCGTCCAGTGCCATCTCGAAATTCTCGGTTTTCATCAGCTTGGCACCCAAGTTTTCGAGACCACCATAACGTCCGGCAATCGCCTTTGTTGCTTTTGTTGTCAAAATGAGCTTAAAGTCAGTACCACCGATGTTGATTGTTGTACTTCTCTCTTCTGATACCTCATCTACTTTTATTCTTTCATCTGCCATAATCATTTACCTCCCATTAAGATACCGTCACTGTAGCTACGGTTGTCGTTACATCACTGGCACCAACAAGGCTGAGTACACAGTAGTAATAATAGGTATCCGCCAGAAGATCCGTTGGAATATCAAAGCTGGCCGATGTCTCTCCGTTAATAACTGTACCTCCGGTTGTACTATCGATGGTGTTCTCATACCACTGGTATGTTACCGGATCGCTGGTGTTGGACTCAGCCACAACAGATAAGCTCCCTGTGATGCTGCCGGCTGTCACTTCGGTGAGTGCTGCGGGCTGAGTCGTGATAGTAATCGCCGGTGTTACCGGAGTAAAGTCCGGTTCATAAACGGAAGTGAACCATCCTGAAATGGTAGATGGCGCAACACCGCTATCTCCTTCGGTGACTTCTGCTTTCCATGGGTGTTTGTTCTCCCCATCCAGTTTGTTTCGTCTAAAGACCGTCCCCTCTATGGTGGGACTACTAAATGTAATAGAATCACCTTTGGTCGCAAGGCTGGTAGCAGGAACGCTGAAGATAACTCTGTAAAGCCAAAAATATCTATAGCGCCCATTGGCCTTCTTTGCACGAAACCCGATGGCCACTGGACTTCCTCCATCTTCACTTCTTGAAACAACGACATTGTTACTGTCGATTTTACATCCTGTTAAATCCTGAGCTACCACCGAGCCAATATCATCAATCCCAAGAGTCAGTGCGCCGCTTTTGAATTCCTTGACCACTTCTGAAGCACCATCATCTGCATAGAGAATTGCTTCAATCAGCTCCACACTCAGTTCTGCTGTCATGGCTTTTGCCAGGACTTTTGGTGTACCATAGGTTTCGATGCCATTTTCATCTTCTGTGATTTTGGCGTAGTATAGACTATCGAGTCCAATTGTTGCCATGTCCTATTCCTCCTTCAAAATCGCTGAATCTGTTTCAGCTAAAAATTCACTTCATAAACTTTTGCCACATCGATGGCGAAGTGGTGAAAACCGGTATCTTCTTCGTATCCGAGATACCTTCTGTCCGTTATGATAAAACCCGCTCCTATTAGTGCTTTTACAACTTCATTTTTTCTAGCCTGATAGTTGCCTTTAGAAAACAAGGAGAGACGAACTTCCTGTAGTTCCGCACTTGGCAGATCATCAGCATAATGATCAAAGATATCACTCATAGGGGTAAGGACCAGATATTCATCCGGAGCCTTTTTACTAAACACACCTGTTTCAATGGGAATCCCCAAAAGCTCAAGGACCTCGTCTATATCTTTCAAAATACTGTTATACATTTCGCTCGTCCTCCTTATCTTTAGATTTTGCTAATCTCTTCATCCAGTTTTCTTTTCATTTCTTCAATGCAGGCGTTTCGACTAGCTGTTTTCGCCGGCTTTAGGAATGGCTTAGCCGGTTGCCCAGACTTTCCATACTCTAAGATATTGGCTAGTTTTGCATTTGACTCTCCGTCTTTTCTCGGTTCATCAAAGCCCACCTTCACATTGTAATTCCCATCTC